TAGAATCATGGCTTGAGAGATATAGGTGCGCTCTGCAAGAAATTGCCGATGCTAGCGCCACATCTCACCACGCTCACCACCTGTCACAAATAGCGCAAAGCGCACTAGATGGCGAGCCTACAACCGCAGACGAGCACAATATTGACTTGGGAGACAGGTCGAGAGAAGAGAAAATAAAAAAGGAGCGAAAATGAACGGAGATTATTACAACAATAACCCGATAAAACATCTTGAGCAAGTGTTGGCAGATGAAAAATCAGACCTAGCAGACTATGAAAAATCAGACACCCATTCACCCGAAGAAGACAGGTGTAGGGGAACGATTGATGGATTGGTGCTAGCTTTGGAATATCTGAAGACACTTTCCCCGGTTGCTATGGAGAGACTAGCAAAAGACACCATGAAAAGAACCCACCCACTTCTTGAGACCTACGGAATACACCTAAATCCCCCAAAAGATGCTAGTTTTTTACACTCGAACTATTGGTGTGTTTCAGATGTGCGCCACCATTTCGGAGAAAAAGTTAAGTACATGACAGACGAAGATATTGCTAGTAACTTACAGGATTTATATAAATCCATAGAAAGCGGTTCAACTGAAAGCGGATGGATGTCTATTGATATGAATTTTGAAATAAAAACAAAGGACGATTATGAAGATGAGTAATAAAGAAAAAACAACAGAGCCAAAAATCACAGAAGACAAGTTTCTAGCTTTTGTGAGAATCCAAAAAGCAGGATATTTCAACATGCTAGACCCAAGGGCACAAAAGATGACGGGACTAACTGACAGAGAGTATCTTGAAATAATAGGTAATTACGAAAAATACATGAAAAAATACGAGGCTTAGTACATGAGTAAAATAACAGAACTCACCGAAAAAGAACCCACGCTAGAAGAATTACAAGAAATAGTGGGTGGGTACATACAAATGGTAACATCTAATGACGGTACCGCAGACATAATCATGGACGAAGAAGGAAAATTAAAAGGGAAAGAGATTAATATGGATGCAACCGAGCTGTGGCTTGGTAAGGAGCGAGCTAGAAACGTGCTTAACTTCGACGTTATCGTTGGAGACGTGGCTGTTTGTAGGGGGAAAGCGCGCCTTACATAACATATAAAAAGAAAGGGGCGTTTCACGCGCCCCTTTCGCAACCAACAACTTATAACTTAGATTAGGAGACACCAATATAAACGATTCGTTGTTGGTTCAATTTAACACACTAATTAACTAACTAGCTAATACATTTTTTATATCGCCTATAGTCGGGTATATTTTATTGTCCGCGTCTTCCTGTGATAATATAAACTTCTTAGAATCAGATTTCTCGCTCTCCCACTCGTCGGGCTTGTCCATGATACCCAATGGTGAAAACTTATACGAAATATTAGCCGGAACGTCATTCCAATGTCTAAGTTCTAGCGCAAGCTTCTGTATCTCTTTAAAAGCGGTTCCTTTACCCACCTTACCCTTTTTAGCCATCTTGCAGATGCTAACAATACCATCCGTAACCTGATACACCTTGCTAGCGCTATTTTTCAGGTGAGCTCCTAGGTGGTCTCGTTGTTCTTTGTAGTCTTTTTTTAGCATAATCTATTCCTTTAAATCGTCAAACTTATTAACATAACTTCCTAAACTGTGCCACAAACTCAAAACCCGTTCGCTTCTCTGCGTTCTTTCCAAACCTGTTGCCGTTTGTCTTAACCCGTACAACCTCTTCTAACGCAAAGCCGTTTAAAATAAGTTCGGAAACGTGCCACGAAAAAGCATCTATTAGTTTTCCACCCCTAATGTGGTTTTTGAAGTTTAAAATAATTATTCCGTCCTGTTTCAAAACCCTATAGCACTCTCCCCATGCTTTTTTGTGCATATTCCGATAAGCCTCACCCCACTGCATTTTTCCCGTGTTGTTATCATGGAGCGTTCGCCCTAGCTTGTGGGTGTAAGTGTTTCTACTGCTACCGTCTTTTGCATTGTGGCAATCTGCCATCCTGTTTCCGTATGTGGGTGATGTGCAAACGGCATCAAAACTCAAACCATCAAACGGCAAGTTAGTTGCATCACCTACAATCGTTTTACTGTGCAATTTCGCCCATTCGGGTTCAAGCTCTACTCCAACAGTCTCAAACGGCAATAAGTGTATTTTGCCTGTGCCTGCGAACGGGTCCAAAACTTTTGTGCAACCCTGTAACATTCTCTCAAAAACAGGCATTAAACTATCTGTGTATTTTGCCGGGTGTTTAATAATTTTCCTTTCTTGCCTCGTTGTCCCTTGTAGTGTTTTTTAGCATCCCTATTCCGTTGAATCGTCAAACTTGTTAATGTCTTTTGCATTATCTATAGAAACACTAAGCCACTTCTCGTCATTGCTGTTATAATTCTCACATATAACTATTACCACTTCTTCATTAATTTTCCACCCGGCGTCTTTCCATATTTCGGGAGGTAGGTTGACTACCTTGTTACTATTATTTTTTAAAATATATTTATCCATGATGATACTTGTCCTTGTTTAACTTGTTTAATGCTAAGAAAATCTCACTAGGCTCAACTTCCTTTTCCTCACCATCTTCGTCTACGTAGTAATAAACAAGTGGGGCATCGCAACATTTTGAGTGCTGGGGCTTCGCTGGAACCACGCTAGAATCTTGACTTAGGGTAATGTCGGAATTGGGACTGTCCCGCCTGCTAGCTCGCTCGCTGCGGGCTCGCTGCTTAGTGCTAGAATCTTGAAAAGATTCTATTCTTGACAGTCTGAGCACCTTTTTAGCTAAATGAAGCGAGAACAAAAGCGATGCCGAATAATCTAGCACATCCAAGTTTTCCACTTCCCGATGGATTAGTTTTTGTAGCTTGCCCTTATCCATTTTCTTCGTATAATTCGTCTAGGTATTCCTGAGCATCACAAACCTTTTTTTCTATCCTATGTAGTCTCCATAGCATACTCAAATTTAAAACTAGCATCATCAACATAGTAAATTCCCAATACGGGAAATATTCTACGCTGAATAATGCTTCCCAATAATATCTCATTTCATAGCCTTTATGTGATATGATGGCGGTGCTAGAAATTTCTCAATCCCCAGCTTGATTTTTTTAAAGAAAAGGTCTTCCTTCCCCCGATAGTTGTTCGGTATGTTCTTCTTTTTTGGCATTATTCACCTCCGTGTATTATGTTTCTGTCTATCCACTCTTTCAAAATGGATAAAATCATTCCACCAATTAATATTCCTATTCCCCACAAAACAATAGCAATTCCCAATATAAATAGGTTTGCTATCCACTCTGCTATGTCAATCATTATCATTCTATTTCTCCAAGTTAAACAATGTGCGATGGTTTTGCCATGACTCCCCCACCGCCAATAAAGCATAGCCCTTACTCATGGAAGGCGTTCATCATCCATTGTTTCGACGTTTTAGGCGCACATGAAGGAAACTGCTATGCGGAGCAACGGGTTGTATGTCGGCAACCCGAGAAACACATGCGCCTATTATTTTTGATAAATTATTATTCACATTCAAAACAAATTTGTTTTTCTTTGCCATAGCTAGGGAAATCATCGTAATGCACAATTAGCACGTGCTTATTCAATGATGCGCGCTCTCTTTCCCAACAGCGCTTACATTTTGGGCAATATTTAATTTTAACATCAGCATTTCGCCCATCAACCGGGCGCCTAGACTTATATTTACCTCTTACCATAGGGGCGAGACTAATTATCATCCTTTTTCCTTATGATAATGCTCAAAAAGTGGCGCCAACCATATTCATTCAGCATCATCTCACCCCTAATGAGTTTACAAGATTGTTAAATTGGTTATTAAATTCGTCTTTTTCAGAGCTAGCTCCGACGCCAGACTGTTTACCAGAACTGTCTTTGGTCTGGGTTTTTGGCTCTTTTTTTCTAGCTTTTTCCTTTGCTTTTGCTATGGATTGTTCAAGGTGAACAGACTTCTTTGAGTAGTAAAACCCCTCTTCACATTCCTTGCATAATTGCTCAGATAATTTCAGCTCAACGCTTGATGTTTTTTCGTGACCGCAAGCATCACACATCCAATTAAAGTTCTTCTTTAATATAAGTTTTTTAGCTGTCTTTGATTCGCTCAATAGCTCGTCTTCATATCTCTCTTGGTTAAGCCAAGTGCTAGCCATCGGTATAAAGCTAGGCTCCGTACCCGACAGGCGCCAATGTTTAATGTAAGACTTTAAGCCGTTAATGATTGTGTCTAAAGCAACACCACTTTTCCTAAGAGAAACGTATTTCTCTACCGCCCTTTTCTTACTATCTCGTCTTGGATATATTGACCAAAATTCTTTTTCAAATTCATCAGAATAATTATTTTTTGTTTTTTTATTTACTGATTTAACTTCTACTTCTACTTCTACTTCTTTATTGGATGGCGGTGCTATAGCAGTGCCATTTTTCTTTTCCCATCTTACCTTTGCTCCAATCTTACCCGAGTTACTCTTCCTGTCTCGGTATTCATTCATTTTTGACCTTTCTTTCTCTAGGCGCTTGTTGTAGTTCCTCCCGTCTTTCTCATAAAAACAATGCTTAATAGCTGACCAATCCGAATCAAATTCGGGATGATTGTCACAAAGTATCATTAATTGTTGTGTATCTATAGGCAAAGAGCCTTCAATCCATTCGTGTAACAACAGAGTTGTGTACATCCCCCTTTGCGCCATTGACATTAATCTAACATTCATATCTGATAAAAAATCGCCAGCATACATATGAAATGATGGCGCCTTATTGCTTCTTTTATTTTGCATTTATGTCTCCTGTTATTATTTCGTCCTTTTTAACGGAAAAATGTTCAATTTTAGGGAATCTTTTTGTAATAAAGACCACATCCCCGTTAATTGATGATATTTCACCGCTTACAAAAATTGTGTCCCCGTCATGGTTCACCGTTTTTGCGGTAACTCTATCTCCTATGTTAAAATTGTTTAATTTCACGTTCTATTTCGTCTCTTCTTTGAGCGTATATTTCTAGTTCTTCGTCTAATTTTTCCTGACCGCTATTTCTGTATTCTTCATCATCCGCTATTAGCTCAAGAAAGTCCCCGTATGGAAGAATAGCGTATATTTCACCCCTGTCTTCCTTAACAACCTGTAAGTCCACCACGCTAGAATCGGGTTTTATCCAGTTTGCTATTTTTTTTCTGACCTTACATTGCACTCGCCAAGCCTTATCGGGGGTACTTAATAAAACATCAACTTCTTCCGCGTGTCCCAAGGACAAGCCGTTACTAGCGTATGCTCTTTGAGATTCTATTGAATATTCTTTTGCTAAGTTGGTCACTTCTCGCTCAAAGCGATTACCTTTTTGTTTGCTTTTACTAGGCATGTTTACTCCTTAATAAAATAATGAGTGGGGGGAGGAAAAATTGAAATGAAAACCTCCCCCCATTTGGGGAAACCCTACGTAAGTGCAAGTGAATAATTATCACCGACAACTACGTCCCCTAGGTAAGTGTATTTTGCATAAGACGACGTGTTTCCTGTCTTAGAGTTTGAGTAGCGCATCATTGTGGTTTGAATGTTGTGCCCTTCTTTTTTTAATCTATGTACAACGTCAGCAAGCCTTGTTATGCCAAATTCCTGTATGGCAAACCAAGATGTTATACGATTATTCTTTTTTAAATAATCTAGCACAATATCTTTCTGTGTTGATTTAGAACGGGAGGTCGTCATCGTCACCTCCATCGTCAAACATGGTTACAGCTTTGTCTACGGGGGTGGGCTTTTCAGCAACGGAGTCCCTAAAATCATCAGCTAGCTTTGTTATTTCTTGCTCGGAAAGTTCGTATATTTTCCGGTCTCCGATTAACGGCTTACTGAAAGATTGAAACTTGTCCTTACCAAATTCGTTAATAAGTTTAGTAAGCATCTCCACCTTAACGTCTTTTTTGTTCGGAGCGTATCCTTCCTTGTCGTCTTTTTCGTCGTTTGCATCATCACTTCCCGACCTAGCAATCATTTCCGCAGTCGCCATTAGTTTCCAATTTTCGTTATCGGAGTTATTAACAAGCCACGTAATATATCCATTGGGTACTTCTGACCAAGGTGTGCCCTTGTGTTTACCGAATGGAATATTAGACGTTCTTTTTTTATCTGTCCAGTCAAGGGGTTCGTCTTCTTCTACCTTCACTACGGGGGCTTTGGTTGTTTTGCCAACACCATTACTTGCATAGCTATTATTCTGTTGTGCAATAGCGTTTGCTACCTCATCAGCCGATGCAATCTCTTCTCCGCCTAATCCAGCAAAAGCTAGCGCCCTTCCAAGGGATGATGTTTCTGCATTTTCAAGCGCCGATGTTTTATTAATCATGGAGCTACCAAACACTTCTAGAGCGTGTCCCGTCCAAATGAGCTCACCATGTGTTATAGTGGACTTCATTATGACCTTATCGTCGTCAATGCTGACAATTTCAGTAGTCACAGAGCAGTCCCCTTCCAGTTTTTCATGGAGAAGGACTATTCTCTCTGCTACTGTGCGGTATTCTTTTCCGTGTATGTTTACAGGCATACTTAAACCTTCCTGTAAATTACCACTCCATTAGTGGTGGTGCGAATCCCTAGCTTTCTTCCGTTTTCTTTGTTAAATAACCAAACGCGGTTAGCTAGTGTGTTGTATTGCCTTTTGTTTAACTTGCCGAGTTCAGCATATTCACCAAAATCTAGAGAGTGCATGTATCCATACTTGCTCGTTCTAGTGAATTTCTTTCTTTTTTGTGGTGGCAGTGCACCTTTTTTTATTACTACGCTATTCATAGTTAGCAAACCTCTATTGCTGTTGTTGGTTGTTGTTTGTGTTCGTTTTGAAAGAAAACGATGTTTCTTCTTCTTCTTCGTATCCGTCGGGAACATCTCCGGTGTTCTTTATGTGCTCTATAATCGCTTTCTTATCGGGTTTTTCTGAAACCCGTGTTGGTAAGTCGTTGTCATATGAGTATTTTATAAGTGTGTCATCGTCTCCGAACTTTCTTGAGAGCCTAGTCGTCAACTTAAGGGTTCCATTTGGCATTTTAGACGTCTTCTTGTCGTTATTTCTGAATTGCCCTTGCATAAAAGACTCCAATAAAGCTGAACGATAATTGATTTGATTTTGTATGGCATCAATTCTCCTGTCGTAGAACTCTTTGGATTCAACTTGCTTTTGCTGAATATCGGCTATCTCACCTTCAAGTTTTCCTATCATCCACAGAATTTGGTCTACGTGGATGTCTACTATATTGTCCTTATCAACGCTTTCGCCCTGTAGTTCATCTAAAAAATCCAAGTCATCTGACATCTATGTCCCCCCTAAGTGCTAGTAGTTTGTCGTTTTTTTTTGCAGGCAAGACGTTAAATCCTAGGTTTTCAGCCATTTTGTAAACTCTAGTGTAAAAATCTTTAACGTCTTTTTCTGTTGTATTTTCGGTTCTCTCAATTCTTAGCTTTAGGGTTTTATCGTCATCAATTAACATCGCTTGCCCCCCTTACTACAACGTGATTAAAGTAACCGCATGTTCCAGAATTAGCTACGCAATCTTTACCGGAAAACTTCCCATCTATAAAAACAGATAGTTTGCCATCAATGCGCTTAAACATGGCTCCGGTACATTTTCCCACATTGTAATTGGCGCACTCTTTTCGAGCTAAGCTGTTTGCTTTTTTCATCTTTCATTGCTACCTCTTTAATTATTAGTTCTTTCATAAAACTAAAAGAACTAATAATTAAATAGTAGCGAATGGCTTGTATTCTGTCTTCTTAATAAAATTGACAAGCTCCATTTCTGATATTATAAAATTTTTCCCATTTGGTTTACTAGCCTTAAGCTTGCCAGTTTGTATATATTGTCTGATTGTGCCCTGTGACACATTTAGTTTCTCTGCAACCTGAGAAACTGATAGAAATTCTGTACCCACTAAATAACTCCTTTGTATTAATTATTATACGCTTGTATAGGTTACATGAACTTACTACTCTTTTTGGTGTGATACAAGCCCTTTTGTTATGTATGTTGCCGTTGTTGGCACAGTAACTATAGATGAAAATGCCACAATGAGAGCCCTGACAAAAAGAACAGGGAACATTGTGATTTGTTTATAGGGCTAGGGCTTTTTTAAGCTTACTAATTAATGACGTTCTAGCTCGCAACTCTCCCCCCTTATACAGCGTAACTCCTTCGTGAATACTGTGTGGGGATATTTGAAATAATCCATTTCCGTCTTGGTAGTTTACAATAGCGAAACCCTGTTGCCAATCATTTCTCGCGCTAAATGCGGGCACTATATTTGGCTCTATGCGAGCTACGGTTCCGGGGGAGTACGCCACATATGTTCTAATACCCTTTCGAGGATGCACTGTTTTCTGCGCCATCTCATGTCTGTGGATATGACCAACTATTTCCGAGTTTCTAGCTTGTGCTAGGATTGCCTTAACAGTATCTGCGTTTCCTTTTCTTGCAATAGTTCCATGCGATACCCTGAGATTGTCATTAATCCAGAACTCTCCAGAAGGATAGGGACCGCGATATTCAATGCCCAAATCATCAAGAGCTAGCAAGGTAGGTACTGTCATTTGGATTTTTTTAGGCTCATTGGCTGGCTTAAGGTTGTACGCGGCGATGATATTTCTAGAAATCGCCTTACTCATACGAAGTTCGTGATTGCCCTCAATATAAATAAATCTGTCGCAATGCTGTCTAAATTCCTTTGTCCACCAATACAATTCGTTTATAGCTGGTTGTGTCGTAAAAAAGAACTCCGGTGAAACCAGAAACTTATCCGACCACTCTGGTAAATCTAGCATGTCTCCTAAATATATAATAATATCAGGTTTTTCTATTTCCGCTACCTGTAAAACGCAATCTAGCGCAGTCCTGTCATGGAACGGGTCAAGCACACCCGTGTTTATATCTCTCCTAAACCCGAATTGAGCATCGGGTATAATTAGGGCTTTTTTAAGTTTTTTATTCGGTGTTTGTTTTATTTTTGGCTTTTTAAATTCTATGGGAGCAATAGGAACTACATGTGGAAATTCTACTTCAACGGGTTTAATGCGCACAAGCCAAGCTTTTACTTGGAAAAGCGGTCTGTGAACAATAGCGTCTTGCGTTTTCATAGCCGTTTCCCACTTATTTACAACATATCTATCCACCTTCCATATTTCAGTATCAACATCGCAAGAAAGCAATAGTTCTTCAAGCGTTTTTGGATTACCTTCGCCTCTATAGTCTAAAATTGCATAATTTCCAATAACTTCAATATTGTCACCATGCTTATCGCCCACATTATCTTCCATGTCAAAGTTTTCAAGCGTAGATGTGTAAGGAATGCCGTCTTTAGTATATCCCGTTTGTAGGTTTCGGGATACGGGAATATCTAGTTTCCCTTTCCTTTTTAAATGTCTTATTTTTTCCGATGTGAAAACATCGTTAGGATACTCCAGAGAGAGCTCTTTCGCTACTTGACTATAGGACAAGCCATTTAGCAACATCTCTGTGACCTTATCTAGTTTTTCTTGTGACCAAAAAACAGATTTAGTTCTCATATATTATATTGAGCTAGCTTGTTAAGCAGGATTCAGTCCAGAATTTCAAAATGACACAAATCGTCAAACACATTATCTTTAGTTTCAAAATCTCCATCCCAATCTCCGCCCCATCTTATTTTGACGCCTTGACTTTTTGCAATTCCCTTTACATACCCCCCAAAGTAATGGAATCTATCCCTGTCTTTAAAATCCACAGGATACGGATATACGTCCATCGCCTTGCCTAAAACGTGCTTCCCGAATTTGGTTTTGCTTTTGCCTTGTTCAACTAATTCGTTTTGCCTTTCTTGGCTTCGTAATCCTTCCGTCACGGTGCAATCAAATTCCTTAACTACTTCATTAAAGACATTTTGGAGTTTTGAATTAACCCCTTTCATATTGCCCCTGCTTCTTTTTCCGAATTTTGGCATCAGTAATTCTTTAGTGCTTTTTTGACAACCTCAAACATTGCATCGTCTTTTTTTGTTGGTGTATGTTTTACAATCACGCCAACTGCCCAAAGAATAGCGCCCTTCTTGCCTAATTTCCCAATCTTACTTGCAATGAATTTTTTTATATTTCTTTCTGCGAATTTAGAAAACACACTCATTCCTTTTCTCCTTTGACCATCTTAGTTAAACCTTGCCAAACAACATCCAGTAGAATATCATCTTTGTCAGATGGACTCATTTTTACAAGTTTCTCCAAAACCATGAATCCCAGTAGAACCCATTCCCAATTTGCTGATAACCATTCCATTACATCATCCTCATTAACATATTTACGATTATAGGGACTGCGAACATCGCTACACCACCCCAAGTTTTAATTTCTACAAGTTTTGTTTCATGTTCGGCAACCTTGCCGTTTACTTTCTCAAGGTGCTTATCAATTCTTTCAATGTGTTTAAAGATAGACACTTGTCTTTCATTTAACCTTGTAAGTAAACGAATAACTTCTTCTCTG